TGTAAGTTTTAGCAAATCTTAGAGCAAAAACCTCATCTTCTAAAGTAGAGTATGTGAATTCTTCACAATCATCATCCCACTGTCTAGTCAAATTAATTTTGGCTTCAATTGCTTTATATTGTTCTATTGATAGTTGTCTCGTTATATCTACTGTATTATCATAGCCAATCAATTTACGACCTGAAGTTTTATATGTGATCGACTCTGGTTTTTCAGCGATAACAATAAGTTCGCCACTTCTAAAACCACGTAAAGGATCTGCAATAGATTTACCATTTACTTCCATTGAAGCATTAAAACCAGTTTTGAAGGTGTAAAAACCTGTTTGAGAATCGTAGCCTACTTTGATTGAATTTTCCATCTTGTTTATCTTTTAATTATAGAGTAAATATACTAATAACTTTTGACATAAAAAAATTTATTGCGCTTTTTTTTCGCAAAAAGATCTAAAAGTTGTTAACAATTCATTACGTGTTGGTTGCCAATACTCTTTCAATTCTTCCCATGTCCATTCTCTTGAACTTAACTTGGTCCAAATAAAGTTGCTTGATCTGAAGTCAATTGCTTGGTTCTCAGCAAATTGAATCCCAAATTTGGCTATTCTCAATGAATGAAATAAACTTTTGATGCCAATATAATAGTCACCTTGTTCCAATTTCTTTTTAGCCTTGACCCATGAATTAGAAACAGTATGTGATATGTTGTGTCTGAAACTTTCAGGCTTATAAACAAATGTACAGTCAAATGGTTTGATCTGAGCCCAGTCAGGTGCAAATAAGCATTCGATTGCTCTAATGTGATTGTCTTTGACGTCCTTTCTAAATTTATCAGGAACGATAATATGAATATTGAATTTGTCTGATTTGTATTCTACTTCAGGTGATGGTGCATTGGCAATTAAGATAATATCCCAATCTGATCCTTCATGAGCAGTACCATAGACTCTAGATCCAAACATGTAGCATCCATGCACCATTTTGGGGTGCTTATTGACCTCTTTACAGATTTCAGCTAAAGTCGGTATTACAAATCCTTCTTCCATGATTTGTCTTTGCGATTGTATTTGTTCTTGTCTCCATGATCTTTTGTAATCATCATACGTCGAACTATACTTGCAACATGTCGAAAACTTAAACCGTTCAAGTTTTCATTTGGCTTGTTTTTCTTCTTGTTTTTGTTATTCATACTGCTAATATACTAAAAAGATTTGACATAAAAAAATCCTTGTGTAGTTTTTTTACACAAGGATCTAAAAATTGTTTCATTTATTACTTTAAGAGTAAAACACTGCCAATGCTTTCGTGCTTGCCATCATCTCCGATATGTTTGAAGAAGATCTTATACGTATAAATCCCAGTAGGACACATTACATTGCCATAAGTTCCGTCCCATTCTCCGTTTGGATCATTGCTTTCAAAGATACATTCTCCCCATCTATTATAGATAACTATGTTAAAACTATAAGGATCAAATCCACTGGTAAATGTCCACTTAAATGTGTTATTGTTTTCATCACCATCTGGTGTAAATGAGTTTGGAATATAGAACAATGTATTCGGACATTCTACAATCGTGATAAGTGTAGATTGTTGATTAGAAGGACAACCATTAACCCAATTTACAACTGTCAATGGAAACATTCCAACTGAATTCCATGCGATATTAAAGTTAGTTGATTGAGTTGTTGATCCAGATAAAGTCCATTCATTATATCCTCCTGACAATGTTGAAACTACAGAATACTGGCTTGGAATAGAATCACCTTCACATAATTCGAAGAAATCATTGTAAGGCGTGATCTGTGTGATTTGAGGTTGCTCATAAACTATAACATTAATAGTATCATCAAGTGCACAACCCGATTGAGTGTATGTATAAACTACATTATTGTTTAGTGTATCTGCAAAAGCTGGATAAAAATCATTGCCCATAGTTCCAGGCCCACTAAAAATACCTCCGATTGGTGTAGCACTTAAAGTCGTAAATTCATCATTAGAACAAAATGGTCCGATTGGTGTTATTACTGGTATAATATTAAACACATATAGATCAATTGAAAGTGGTAAACTAACACAACCTACTGAATTTGTTCCAGTCACTTGAACTCCTCCAGGTACAAATCCTGAAGAGATTCCATTCCAATTAGTAGTTATTGTTTCTGTTCCTTGACCTGATGTAATAGATCCTATAGAACTCCATGAATATGTGTAACCTGCTTGTAAAGGCACTGAATAAGTTTCACTACTTGAATTATAACAAATAGTATCTGAATAAACAATAGGTCCAATTGTTACTATTGGAGGATTAGTTAAAGTTGCTGAGCCAGAAATATTACAACCCGCAGCATCAGTAATTGTATAAGAATATGTGCCACCGCATAAATTAGTTATTGTAAATGTACTTGGTTGCCCTATCCATGAAATAGTTGAAATTCCAGTTCCACCGTTCGGCACAACATTAATAGCTCCATCACAAGAAGCATTACAAGTTGGATTAAATGTTAATACATTTGGTGGTGGTAAATTAGGAGGTCCAGGTACAACTAAAACTGTATCAGGTCCTAAGCTAGTTCCAGCATTACATGATGACCAACCAGCATTACAAATAGGATAAACAAAGTGACATGTATATTGAGCACCAATTGCTGGTGGTGTAACTGTAATTGAAGGTCCAGTTCCTATTGCAATAGGATTTCCAATTTGAAACCAAGTTAAAACTGGCGTAACTACTGGCCCAGTTGGTGTATATCTATATGCATCATTAGTTGCTGTCCAAGCTGTTGAGTTTCTTCCAGGCACAGTAACAGCCGCAGTTCCTGTTACATTATGAATACCTTGAACTGCTGTTCCACCTTGCCATGTCAGACATGCAGGTTTGTTTTGAATATAATTTTCAATGTAGTTTGTTGATTCATAAATTACAATATGAAAAGTTCCTTGATTTCCTGTACAACTAAACATTGGCATATTTGTCCAACTCACTGTTAGTTTTCTACAAGGTGCAACACCGCTTGTTTGGTATCTGATTTGTCCACCAATTCCAGGATGCCAATCTTGCCAAGGTCCCATGATACAATTTCTAGGAACTGCAGTTGCTGCTGAAGGAATTGAATTTGAAGTAAAAGCTGTTGATTGAGGTGAACTAAAAGCAATCCAACCATTAGAACCAACATAGAATTGATTATATGTTTGACCATAAAAGCAAAAGTTAAAACCAATTGCAAAAGGTCCTTGCTGAGAATCATCAGTCATAAATAACTGAGTTCCTGTGTTGGTCTGTGCTACATAAGGAATTGATGCAACTGAATAACTTGTTGTTTGATTTGGATTAGATCCAGTTCCACATGAAGATAAGTTAGCTGTTAATACAGTCGATCCAGATCCACATGGTAAAAATTGATCTGGCCCTAAATCTGGACAATATTGTGCAAATAATACTGATTGTAGCATTATAAACAAAAGGGTAATCGTTTTTCTCATAAAATAAATATTTATTAATTATCACCCCTCCATCCAACCACTCTCCGCAAAAATTATATATTAAGGACATAAAAAAATCCTTGTGTAATTAATACACAAGGATTCCAAATTGTTTCTTATTTAAGGTTATTTAATACCAAACATTGCGTTTGTTTTGTCACCTAACATAGTTTCAGGCAATCTACCGTTCCATTTGTTAATCCATTCAAGTTGCAATAACATTGGTGTAATAGTCTTTTGCTTCAAGCTATTTGCCTCTGCTTCTGCTTTTGCTGCTGTCAACATTGCTTCGGCATTACCTTGTGCAGTTGCTACTTTGATTTTAGCTTGTGCTTCGGCCGTTTTAACTTGATTTTCAGCTGTTAATGCGGTTTGTACTGCATTGTTTTTTGCTTCAATTGCTCGTTTAAATGTTTCTGGATAAATTAAGTTTGATGTCAACTGACTAATAACGAATCCTTCTTTTAACAAATTAGCATCTAATGTAGCTCTTACTTTTGTTTCAAAGATTTGACGATTTGAGATTAATTCTTCTGCAGTATAAGCATTGGCTGTCATTCTAAAGGCATCATAAATAGTTGTCTTTAAGAATCCGTCTTCGATGTCAGCTAATTCTCTACGATATTTTGCAAAGATATAAGGTACTTTCTCGCGTTCAACTGAATAGTTAATGATTGGCGAAACATGAAACTCAGATCCATCTTTAGAGTTTACTACAAATGAGTTGTCAACTTCTTCAATTTTCTTGTACTCTTTGTGTTGCATGAACGTTGGAAACTCATAAATCTTTGTTGTTAATGGATTGTAAAACACCCATCCTGTACATTCTGCCACATCTCCGACACCTTTGCCAGATCCATACATGTTAACTTTTACACCTACGTGTCCTGCGTCAATACGCTCACATGAATTAATTAAGAAGATTGATCCTATTGTCAATGCTACTAATACTACGATTGTTTTAATTTTCATTTTTATTTTTATTTTGATTGTTTGTGATTACTGTGTAAACTGAGTATCCTATCGCACCGATACAAGTTGTGTAAATAAAGAGTCCGGCGAAGAATGCAATATCATTTGGATATGTCATTAAAAAATTTGCTAGATCTAATGCGAATATTGTCGCTACACCCATACCAAACCAAAGTATGTAAGTGTTGAGGAATTTAAATAGTCCTTTTAGGTTTTCTTTCATGTTAGTTATATTTAAAAGTTACGATTTGTTTCATAAACAGCCTTTACTGTTGGGAATCTTAAGCTAATACCACCATGTTGGTTAAATGACTCTTCAAAATATTGAACTGTGATTTGTTTACCAAGAATAGCATTTGGATTTGCTTTGTAAAGTCTACGTTGTTCAAGACTAAATCCAGATCCAACGTCAACTCGATAACCTTTGTGCTCGACAACTACGTGACGCATTACATCTTCTTCGACTTCTTTGCCATCAACAATAACTCTGAATGGACCATTTTGAATATCAATGACTGTGTATTCTGCATCATGGAATTGTTTAACCTTTAAAACATCTGCTGTACGTTTACCTCGGTAGAATGTATCTTTGCGAAGCATAATACCTTCCCAACCTTCTTTGGTTCCTTCAGCAATAAAGGCATTCATTTGCTCTTCGTTCTCGATTCTGATCTGCTCAAGTTTCTCTGTCAAAACTAATTCAGAATTGTAGTTTTCAAACCAACCTTGCAGATATTCTTGACGAGCAGAGAATTTACGACCTGACATTTTCTCAATAAATTCAGTGTGAGTCAATGCATCAAAGACCAAGAATTTAGGACGTTTGATAGTGTGATTTTTGCGTTTGATCTCTTTGATAATACCTTGGAAATCTTCTTTGCCATTCTCATCAACCATACAGATTTCACCATCAAGAACGATGTCTTGTGCCAAACGAGTAAGTTCTAGTTTAAGATTGCCAAGAGTTTCAAATTCATTACCAACTCGAGAATAAAAGTTAACATCTCCGTTCTTTCTTAGAATGGCAATACAACGTACACCATCTAATTTACGGCTCATGTACCAACCATCTTTAAAGTTAACTTTTTTGGCTGTTTTTTCGTCATAGGCTTGTGCTAATGCAACATCAAAGGTTGGAATAAGCTCAGGAATGGCTGTGTTAATCATAGATGCAGTCGATCTTGTTTTAAGATTACGATCTAAGATGTTCCAGATTAATTCCTCGGATTCACGATGTGCGCCAACAAACGCATTGACTGCTTGAATAGCGGCGTGGCCAGTGAGATTACGATCACTAAGGTCATCCAAAAGCCCAAAAATGCTGCTATACATATTTTGTGGAGCAACCAAGTCGCTGCGGTTTTGACAGTTTTTCGAAGTAACATAATATTGCTTAAAAGTATTATATGTATACTCGAGTATTTTGCAGATTTCAGCATCGTGTGCATATTTCTTTAGCACATTCAACTTATCTGTGTTTGAGTTTGACGAGTTTGACTCGTTAACAAAGTTTTGTAGGTTCTTAAGCATTTGCATATTTTTTAAGAGTTTGACGGTAATTAACTGCTGCACGACAGATCAGATCCAAACGATCTTCATGAGATGGAATTAAGATTCTTTCAGTTTGAAAGTATTCACATCCTGACCATTCTGAAACTCTTTT